TTCGCTTCGGTCAACTTACCCGACAATAGGTGCAATAGCCGGAGGAGGTGCCGGATCTCTTGCGGGACCGGGAGGTGCGGCATTAGGTGCAGGATTAGGCTCGGTAAGCGGTCATGCGTTAAAAAACGCAGATGCCTTGGTCGAGGCCGAGGAAACCATACAAGCCTTGTCCCACGGCGATGTCTCCGCTCTTGTTGCCCAGGGCATGGCAGAGCATCAGAGTGGATTTGCTGAATTCACTAGCTATATAAAACGCATCCTAATTGCTTCCGCAATCGCACTGGGTTGTTACTTGTTAATACCTATTTTTGTGGCTCGGAGATGCTCCAAGACCGAAGCCGAGAAACATTTAACCCGTGCCCCGTTTCCACGCCCATCCGATCCAAAATGAAAAATCTTAAATTACTAAAGCAAAAATTCCTAACCCTAACTAAAAGGGGCAAAATGATAACTGTCTTTGTCGCATTAATTTTAGGAATAATAATCCTAGATATCCTCTTCTAATGATAGATCGAGTTTCCATTGCAGGAATGAGCGGGACCGCCGCAACCTTTGGCTTATCAACCATAGATACATTTTTGGGGATAGCAGTGGGTCTAGTCACATTAGTTTACATGAGCATCAAACTCTACCAGGAAATCAAGAAAAAGTAATGCCAAGATATAAACCAATGGGGCGCATGGATGAGCCGATCCTTACGGAAGGGGATCGCGGGTTTCGCGGTATTGACAGTTACCTGGAACCAACAACGCTAGAAGGTGGTTTAGTCGAAGCGTCAGAGAATATGCGATTAGATGGTGATCTTGCATCTGTGCGTAAAGGGATTGAATTTAAATCAGGTGCGGTGAGTTTGACATATTCGGCAGGCACAGAGCAAGTATTCGCCACCGTCTTATTTTCAGATCCTGCAACAGGAGTCGAATTTATTGCCTGTGCCACCAAGAATAAAGTCATCCTATGGAACGATCAGAATGATAGTGGTATAGATATCGCATATCCAGGTGGTGAAACGGTCACAAGTGCAGATAACGCAAGCTTCGTCCAAGCAATGGAGAAGCTTATTTTATTCCGCGGTACTAGCAAAGATCCCCTCGAATGGAATGGTGATTTTACCACCCCCACTTCTTTTACGGTCAAAAATAACTCTTCTCCCACAGCAGGCAGGATTGAATGTCCAAGCACAAACTTTGGTTTATTCTTCGCTAACAGACTGATTGTACCACAACCAAGCGATTCCGCTTATACGGTCATCATGTCGGATCTTTTAGACACGGACAATTTCTTTGCCGCTGACTCGCAATTTAGAATAAATCGTGGAACCGCAGATCGTTTAGTAGGATTTACTCCTTACCTGGAGAATCAGTTACTCGTATTTTTCCGCAACAGCATACACCTGATAAATAATGTGGCTACTACATCTGCCGCCGCAGTCTTTGAGATTACCCGCCAACGCGGATGTGTATCTCGTAAAAGCATAGCCGCAAGTGGACCACAGATATACTTCCTATCGGACGATGGAGTATTCACCCTTCAGCAAGGCTTAGATCCTGCCAAGGGATTAGGTGTGGCAATTAGTAAGGTAAGCGGTGAAGCAATCCCATTATCGCGTCCAATCCAAGACCAGTTCAAAGATGTCAATTTCGCACATGCGGACAAGGCGGTTGGTATCGTATTTGACAACAAATATTTCTTGGCAGTGCCCACGGGTTCTTCAACTGATAATAATAAAATCTTGGTTTATGATATTCTTAACACAGCATGGACTTCAGTAGATTCATTCCCCGCAGGATTTGTAATTGATGACTTTGTCACCGTATTACATGGAAATAACCCACAGAAGCGTAGACTCTTCGTAGTCAACGATAAGGGATGGCATCTCGTAAACGAAGGAACCACCGATATCACGGGAACAATCGGGAACTCAAGCACCACATCAACCGCAATAAGTGCCAAGCTGAAGACCCGCTCATTCACATTAGGAAGTGTAGATGTGAAGAGATGGAAGAGGGGGCAACTCGGATGCAATGTGAACAACGGGGATCAGTTCACGATCAAGGTCAATACAACAGACCCGGATCGCACGAATACAGTCCACACCGAGAACTATTCGGGATCAGCGGAGGAGAAACTGATTCGCTTTGGCAGTGGACGCGCAAGAGGTTACGCCGCAAATGTTGAAGTTGATGTCACCAGCGGACAACCTAGCTTTCGCCATATATCGCTGGAAGCGATAGCTGGCGGCGCGAATGCGAGAAGGGAGATTGCGTAATGGCTATTACTGCAACAGTCATAAGAGGATTCACCTTCGATACCGGGGTGGAATTGGATTCCGCATCTCTTAATCAACTAGGTGAACCTAGCGTGACCGTAGACGCAATCTCCGCAACTTCCGTTACTCTGGAGAATAAGACAGTTAGCACTTTGCCGAGCAACGGCACCACGGGCAGAATGATCTACGTTAGTGATGGCGATGGTGGTAGCCCATGTCTTGCCGTTGATAACGGCACCAACTGGTTGCGCGTAAACCTTGGAAGTGCGGTAAGCACATCGGATGCAGACGAATACCTAATGGCAGAATGAACATACTTGAACAGACAAAGAGGTTTTACGATAAGACGGGAGCAAATATGTTTTCAGACATATCTTCGTATTCTGCTCATGGATATGTATTCATCACTCCCACTACTCTTCTTCTTGGTAAAGCGGTAAGAACCGATTTAGACATACACCCTGACAATCAATGGAATCCACCTGGAGCAGATGCCTGGTATGTGCGCACAGCGATAGGGGATGACAGTATAAAAGAATTTATATCACGCATACCTTACCCATTACCGTTTGTCGGATGGATGCGTGAACTTAAAAAAAGACCAATAAAATGGTATGACTTTAATAGAATTATGAGGAGGAAATAAAAATGGGAGGTGGACCAGATATAGTAATGCCGCAACAACAGTCCTACGGCGAAAGTTTAGCCCAGTCGCTCAAGGCACAGGCAGAATTTTTGCAGGGAACAGGTGATTTTGCGGAAACAGGATCGCTCGAATCTTTGTTACCCCTCGAAGAGAGTGTGCGTAGAAAAACCGCACAAACAGATACAGATGTTCTGCGTCAGACATTGTTGGGTACACGCCAAGAGGCGACTAGCGGTACTTACGATGATCAAGGTAGGTTGGTCATTGGATACGAAGGTGGCAAAGAAGCGACAACCGTAAAACCAGTGATCGAACTTAAAAAGTTGCCACTATCACAGAAACAAAGGGACGCACGGCAAAGAGGGAGGGGTCCGAACCTTGGTTCTATTCCGGGTACAATTCAAGTGACTGTTCGCGATCCTAATACAAATGATTTAATTGGACAGGGACAAGTATCTGGAATGACCGAGGATCAAATCAGAAAATTACCGGAATTGACTCTTAGCGGCAGGAAGGTCAACTTACAAGGAATTAATGTCCCTTCCGAAGAGTCGGTTCCCGTCTACGCTAAAGACCCAAACGGGGAAATTATCGTAGATAAATCAAAGGCTGGACAGACGGAAACCATACCCGCAACTTTTACGGGTGATGGTATGATCAATCTGCTTGGCGATAGTCGCAATGTGCAGGAGTTTACCACTCGTCAAGCTACTCAGGAAGATGTTGACGCAGGACTTGCATCCGAGGTAGGTGAGACAATTACAGTACAAACAGGTGACCGAAAGGCAGGTTTTGCATCCGAAGAAGATGGTGGTCAATTCTTGGGACTCTCCGCCCTTGCTGAAGACATACAGCGAGGTAATTTATCCCGCCAACGCGAGGCTGACCTGGCGGATGTTGAGCGTTTATCAGGTCGGTTTCAGGATGTCATGGAAGATTTCAAACCCGCCGCCACCAGCGGGTTGGATGATGCCCGTTTACTGCTTGAGCAACAGCGTGAAAACCTGACTGGACTACGCAAAGCCACACAAGCGGATGTGGACGAAGGATTAGCCACAGAGGTTGGTGAGATGTTCCAAACAGGAACGGGATCAGGCGGACCCGTCAGAATACCCACATCCGACACTTTTGGAGGATCAGTCACGCCAGCTACGATGACTGCCGCCCAGCTTGGGGTTGGTCCTACCTTGGATGCAGATACTTCTTTTGATGCCGCTAAAGTGGCAGATCCATTGCGATTACAAGCAAACACACAATTTCAGGGGGCACTCGCAACAGGTACAGATAATCAGAACACTCTACGCTCTAAACTTTTAGGAGATGCAAAGACTGCGCTAGACACAGGTCTTACGGATCGCGAGCAAGCACAGATCGCAAATGCCGCCCGTGCAAGACAGACTCTCATGGGTAGAACATTTGACCAAAGCGGTGCTATCGCAGAAGCGGAAGCTCGCGTCCAGGAGGATAATGCACGCCGTATGCAAAACCGTGCATTTGCACAATCCGTACTTGGGCAGGAAGCAGGATTACAACAGGGCGACATTACTCGCGGTATGGCACAGGAGAGTGAGCAAGCAGGATTGAACCAAAGGCGTGATTTAGCCCAATCACAACTTGATCAGGATGCCCTTCGTACATCTATGCTTACTGGAGTACAGCAGGATTTAGATCAGGCAAAATTCGATCAACAACGAGATCTTGCACAGGCGGAACTTACGCAACAGGCAAATGCATTTGGGGCGCAATCCGCACAGCAAGCCGCACTTGCAAATCAGGCACAAAGGCAACAGGCTAATCAGTTTGGCGTTGGGGCCACAATGGATGCCGAGCGTCTGAACGAAACACTTCGTCAGCAGGGTTTGTCCAATTACATCAATGCGGTTGGGAATCTCGCACAGGTGGAGGATCAGTATACACTAGATCCGTTCCGGGCACTGTTGGGCAGAGGCGGAGGAGGAAGCTTACAAGCCGGACAATCCGTATTCGGGCAAGCGGGTTATGGACTTAATAGTGGTCCGCAGTACCTTAACCCGGAAGCGGGATTAGGTTTTATTTCACAGAATGCGGCTAATCAAGCAAATATGTATGCCGCCAATGTAGCCGCAGATGCAAGCAGGACTGGTGGAATATTTGGCGGACTAGGCGCGTTAGGTGGCGGTTTATTGAGTAACCCAAATCTAACATTCTGTTGGGTAGCCCGCGAAGTTTACGGACCAATGAATCCGCAATGGTTGATGTTTAGAGAGTGGATGTTTGCAGAATCTCCAAGGTGGTTCTTTGAAATTTACGCTAAATATGGCGAGCGCTTCGCATCATGGATAAGCGACAAGCCTCGCCTCAAAGGAATTATGCGCAAGTGGATGGACTCTAAAATAGGAGACAAATAATCATGGCAAGACGACCATTCTTTTCAGGCAACTACGGATCGGCTCTCGGATCTACCGCTAATGCCGCCAACCTCATTGCGAGGGCAGGGCAACAGCAGGGCCAGATGTTTCAGAATTTGGGTACTCAGATTGGGGGGATGATCCAGCAGTATGGGCTTAATAAGGAGAAGCGTAGAAAAGAAGAAGATACTGCGATGGGTAATTTAGCTAACTTTAGCCCGCAAGACTTACTTACACTTGAGCAAACTAATCCAAAACTTAGACAGGCAATAAAAAGAGCAACATCCGATCAAGCAAGTCCAAGAGATTTTCAATTGATCAATTCAGCAACTGCTCCGTTTGTAGCTAACAAAGCAAGAGAGTTAGACACAAGATTTAAAACTGCACAGATACAAGGTATTGAATTTGAAAACAAATTTAACAAAGCCAATGAAGAAAATCGCCTACTACGCAGTACATTGGAAACCGAGTCGATGCAGATTCTTAATAAATATAAAGACCTACAATTAGAGGTATTAGGGATTGAGAGGGATATTAAGTCTAATGAAAGAGATATTGATCGTGATAAAAAATACGCTGAATTAGAGCAAAAGAAACTAACACTTAAAAACTTGCGTCAAGATATTCAGTCTAAGAAGAATACAAATTCAGTTTTTGCAGAACAACTAGATCGGGAAAGAACAGAGTTTGCAGTAGATATGAGCCAAACTATGTCTAGTTTAGCAATAAATGCAGAAAAATTAGATCAACTAATGGCATCAAGAGATGTTGATCAAAAGACTAAAGAAGAAAACTTAAAAATACTAAAAACTGAACGAAAGCAACTAGAACAAGAATTAACAAATCAACAAAATTTACTTAATTCCCTTTCTGTTGATTCAGCAGACGAAGATACAGATTTTATAAAAGAAATTGACATTGGTGACGCTTTTCAAGGTGGCCCACTATTAGGAAAAGATGCGGCAGGATTGTTTTACAGTGTTGTTGGTGGTTTGGGTTCGACATTTGGTGCAGACATCACGCCAGAAACTACTAGTCAGACGCAAAATTTGCTAACATTAGAAACATTTCTCCTTCCTGCATTAGTAAGTGACATTTCATCTCGGCCTTCTAATTTTAATTTGGAAATAGCAAGACAAAAAATTCCTTTGCCAAGTGATACTGATGCTGTGGGTAGAGCAAAAATTGAACAATTAATTCCTGATCTAAAACTTAGATTGAAAGAAGCTGAAAATACGATAGCGACCGCCAATA